AAGAAAGGCGAGGAAGAACTTGAAATCCTCAAACAAAATCAATCTGCACCAGCTAAGGAAGAAGCTGCTGAGGAAAATCTGTCTGCGGAAGAAGCGACTTTCAAAAAGCGTTACAGCGATCTTCGTCGGCATTCGCAGAAGGTTGAAAACGATCTTCGCAAAGAAGTCGAAGAGTTGAAGGCTTTGGTACAGACAGCAACAGAAAAGCAAATGAAGCTGCCTGCAAACGAAGACGACATCGACTCTTGGGCAAAGCAATATCCTGATGTCTATCGCATTGTTGAAAGCATTGCGATGAAGAAGGCAAAGGAAACAACGAAGACGCTTGAAGAGCGTATGCGTAAGGTTGATGAGAGTGAACGCAATACTTCGCGTGAAAAAGCACGTGTCGAATTGTTGAAGCTACATCCCGACTTCGACAAGATTGAAGACAGCGAAGACTTCCATGATTGGGCTGAAGAGCAGCCTAAGTGGGTGCAGGATGCGCTGTACGAGAACGATGATGACTTCCGCTCTGCGGCACGTGTCATCGATCTGTACAAGGCTGATCGCAATATCAACAAGCGTACACGCGCTCCTGAAACGAAGGGTGCTGCTGAAGCTGTCAACACTCGCGGACGGGCTACACCAAGCGCTACAGCCGATCAAGAAGGCGTCTTCTACGAAAGCCAAGTGCAGAAGATGTCGATTGCTGAATATGAGCAAAATCAAGAAAACATCGTAAAGGCTATGCGTTCTGGCAAATTTGTTTACGATATTAGCGGAAATGCTCGCTAAAGCTTGACAAGCTAAGATTTTTCTGTTCTAACGGGGACGTTGCTAGAAATGGCAACGTCTTTTTGTTTCTGTCAAGTGTTGTATCGACAACCCTAGCAGATAGCCGTCATATATTATTTGAATCTAGAGCAAACAATATTGACCACCTATTTCTCGCAAGGCCCGATAAAAACCTAAGACAGTATTAAATGCTAACATAGGAGAAACCAAAATGGCATTTGCTGCTGCTCCGGGTTGGGGCAATCTTCCTAACGGTAACTGGTCGCCGGTTATCTATTCCAAGCAAGTTCAGCTTGCTTTCCGTAAGTCTTCCGTTGTTGAAGCTATCACGAACAACGACTACTTTGGCGAAATCGCCAATGTGGGCGATTCGGTGAAGATCATCAAGGAACCTGAAATCGCTGTCAAGAACTATGCCCGTGGCACTCAAGTTACGGCTCAAGACCTTGACGATAGCGACTTCACGCTGGTGGTCGATAAGTCGGCTTACTTCGCGTTCAAGGTTGACGATATCGAAGCTTCTCAGTCGCACATTAGCTGGATGTCGCTGGCGTCTGATCGTGCTGCCTATCGTCTGAAGGACAACTACGACCAAGACGTTCTGGGCTACATGACGGGCTTCCAACAGGCTGCTCTGAACGGCAATGCCAACGTTGCCCGCACTACCGCTTCTGGTACGGCTGCTGTGGCTACGGCTGACAGCGATGAGTTGCTGGCTTCGATGAAGCTGAAGAAGGGCTCTTTCGCAAGCATCACGACAGCGTCTGCTGGTGAGCATTCCATCCCTGTGACTCCGCGTCTGCCGGGTACGTCTTCTCTGCCGACTGACCGCGTGTCTCCGCTGATGATCATCTCTCGCATGGCTCGTCTGCTGGATCAACAGAACGTTGACACCAATGGTCGTTTCCTTGTGGTTGACCCGATCTTCGTGGAAATGCTGAAGGACGAAGACAGCCGTCTGCTGAATAGCGACTTCGGTGGCTCTGGTCTGCAGAACGGGCTGGTGCTGTCTAGCCTGCACGGCTTCAAGGTGTATGTGTCGAATAACCTCCCGGCTATCGGCACAGGCCCCGGCACTGCTGGCACGGCTAACCAGAACGACAACTACGGTATCATCGTGGCTGGTCATGAGTCTGCCGTTGCTACGGCTGAGACGATTACCAAGACTGAAACCTATCGCGATCCTGACAGCTTTGCTGACATCGTGCGTGGTATGCATGTCTACGGGCGAAAAATCCTTCGGGCAGAAGGCATCGTGCGCGCAAAGTACAACGTCGCTTGATGTAGTAAGATAGCAGAATGAAGACACCACTGATACTACGCGAAGACCATCCTTATAAAGATGGTAGAGAGTGTAATGTCTGTGGTGTTTTTAAGCTAGCATCTGAGTTTCAATTAGAACGAGACGAAAAAGCAAGGGGTGGTGTTTCCTTACGGGCACAATGCAAACCTTGTCGAGAACATATCAAGTGGAAAGCATTTATTGTTCGTACCTACGGGATTACTGCTGAACAATATTATGAGATGCTTGATGAACAAGAAGGAAAGTGTGCGATTTGCAAATCCGATTCTCCAAATTCTGAAAGAATTGAAAGCGGAAAATTGTTTATCGATCACTGCCATGATACTCAAAAAGTTCGTGGACTTCTCTGTGCCAAATGTAATTTCGGTATCGGCTACTTAAACGACGATGTTAACCTTCTGCAATCGGCAATAGAATATATTAACTCTTCAAAGGAAAAATAATGGCTGCTGTTCAATCTCTTCGTAATCGCGCCTATGTTGTGGAAAAGGATGTGTCGCTTGCCGCCACTTCCGGTACCGCTGTAGGCATCCCTGTCGGCGCTGGCACTCTGGTGCTTGCTGTCGGTTTCCAAAACTACACTACGGTGCCTGATATCACCACGTATACGATGGACATCACCGATGGCACCACCGTGTTTGCTAACGACATTAGCTTCGACAACACCGCTGCTAACACCATCAAGATCGGTACTACGGCTGGTGTAGTTGCTGCTAACGACACCATCGACGTTGTGACCACCATCTCTGGTTCTCCCGGTGTGATCGCTGGTCGAGTGTTCGCTATTGTTGTTGATGTCAATAAGGATTGGGCTGCTCCCGGTTCTGTTGATCGCGACACTCTGGCTTAAGCTGTGTTGACAACAGAGACGGTGGCTATGCTGCTGTCTCTGTTTTTTTTGTTTTAGGAATATCATGGCAATTACATCAGCGGTTTGCAATAGCTTTAAGCAAGAATTGCTTGGTGGCATTCACGACTTAGATACTGATGTAATCAAGCTTGCGCTCTATACCAGCGCTGCAACATTGGGTGCCAGCACTACAGCATACACCACCAGTAATGAAGTGGTTGGTGCAGGATACACTGCTGGTGGTAACACGTTGAGTGGTGCTGTTATTTCTTTAGATGGCAGTGTTGCCATTGTTGACTTTAGTGATACAACGTGGGGTAGTGCCACCATCACTGCCAGAGGTGCGCTAATTTATAACAGCAGCAAGAGCAATAGAGCCATTGCTGCTATTGATTTCGGTGGAGACAAAACTTCCACCAGTGGTGATTTTACGGTGGTGTTTCCTGCTGCTACCGGAACGAATGCGATTGTTCGCATTAACTGAAGAGGTGTTTTAATATGGCTGTCACTTACACAACTGCGGTGAAGAATGCTCGTTTGGATGCTGTCACTGCTCAGATTGATGCTGGCTCTGGTGCTGGTAAGCTTGAGATTGGTACTACTGGCATGGCATCTGTGCTGGCGACGATTACGCTGGCTGATCCGTCTGCTGCTGCTGCGGCGAGTGGTGTGTTGACGTTCAGCGGATTCCCGCGCTCTGACACATCTGCTGATAATACCGGCACTGCTGCTGCTGCGCGTATTCGTGACAGCAACAACGTCGATATTGTCACTGGACTCACTGTTGGCACCAGCGGCAGCGACATCAACCTTGACAGCACTTCCATCACTGCTGGTCAAACTGTCACCATCACTTCTGCCACGATTACGCATGCTGCTTAAGGTGGTGGTTTATGACCATCACTTTACGTAACACGAAGGGGTCTGCGCTTACTTACGCGGAACTCGACGGCAACTTTGCCGACCTTGCTGGCAGGACTGATCTTGCGTGGATGATGGACGGTCTTGAGCCGACGCTGCGTGAAGGCGTGGGTAATCCTGCTGAGTTGGCGACATTCAAGGGCAACACGATTGCCTATGAGTTTGTAGACGGCTCGGTGTCGGAAACCTACGTCAACTGGGATGTACCGTTCAACTGGGCGTCAGGTACAGACCTCTACGCCGCTATCCACTGGAGCCCCGGAACCAACACCAACACGGGCACGGTACGGTGGGGGTTGGAGTTCACCACTGCTGCGGTGAACGGCACATTTGGCGACACCAGCACGTTTTACATCGACAGCGCAGTCAGCACCGCCTCTGCGTGGAAGCACATCCAAGCCGTCAGTGATCCGTACCCCGGCAGCGCGGCGGCACCTAATCAGCGGTTCCTGATTCGGCTGTATCGTGACGGGGCCAGCGGCACCGACACCTTTGCTGCAAGTGCCTACCTCGTTGGCATCGACTTCTACTATCAGGTCAACAAGTTTGGTACGCCGAGCTTTACGCCGCCGTACACATAAGGGGTAGCGCATGGCGCTTGGAACCCCAGTTGCCGCAGCAGCCGCATACAACGCAACAGCGGGCGGCACCACAGTCTCTCCGGCGTATCCGGCAGGCATTCTTGCCACCGACGTTGTTCTGTTGTTTGTCGGCCAGAAGCCCACCGCAGCCAACGGCGGCACAGTCACGACCCCCACGGGTTGGACGCTGCGCGAGGAACTGTTGGCAGCGGGTGGCTACGGCACAACGATTGGCGCGGACACCGGCAACACCAACCTCCGCGTCTATTCGTGGAACACACCTGTTGCAGGCCAGACAGGCAACCTCGCTGTCACGCTAGCTGGCAACGACATCAGTTGGGCCTTCATGGTCCGCATCCCCAAGGGGGCTGGGGCGGCTGAGTTTGGTTCGGCTGACGGTCAACGCACCACCGCACCGACAGTCAACGTCGCGTTCGCAACTGCGCTCACGAACGGGACGAGCGCAACCAATTTTCAGACTGGGGACCGCGCCATCTGGGCGATGTGTATCCCGACTGATGTCAGTACGCCGGGTCAATTCTCTGCGCCTTCTGTTACGGCCACGGGTGCTACGTTTGGCGCTGCTACGGAACTCAACGAGCCTGACAGCGGAACCGGGTTTGACATTGGTGGCTACAGCGCGTGGGCTGCGGTCACTGCGGGGTCAAGCACAACGGCCCCGACCGTCACTGTTACGGCGGGTGGCACGGTCACCAACGTCCGTGGCCCGATTGTTCTGCTGCGCGTGCGCGAGGGCGCACTGCCTACGCGCACTGGCACCTTCGCTGTGTCTGAGGCGGGCTCTGACACATTCGCCGCCACTGGCGATGTCATTGTCAAAGGCTCTCTGGCAGCGTCTGAAACAGGCTCTGACACATTCGCCGCCACTGGCACTGTTTCAGCCTCTGCCATCTCCGGCTCTTTAGCAGCTACAGAAGCTGGCGCAGACACGTTCACATCCACTGGCGATGTCATTGTCAAAGGCTCTCTAGCAGCGTCTGAGACAGGCTCCGACACATTTGCAGCTACTGGCGACGTCATTGTCAGAGGGTCTTTAGCAGCATCTGAAACTGGTGCAGACACATTTGCTGCAACAGGCGATGTCATCGTCAGAGGCACACTCGCTGCTACAGAGTCTGGTGCAGACACGTTCGCAGCCACTGGTGATGTATTTGTTCGCGGTACGCTGGCAGCAACAGAAACAGGCGCAGACACCTTTGCAGCTACTGGCGATGTGCTGGTGCAAGGTGCGTTGGCAGCGTCTGAGACAGGCTCTGACGTCTTTGCCGCCACAGGTACTGTAGCCTTCTCCACTGTCACAGGATCGTTAGCAGCTACAGAAGCTGGTGCTGACACGTTTGCTGCTACTGGTGACGTCATTGTTTCTGGCAGCTTTGCTGTCACTGAAACGGGCTCTGATGTTTTCTTTGCTGCTGGTGTTGGTCAAGCTACAGGCGCATTGGCTGCAACAGAAGTTGGCAGCGACACTTTCGCTGCTAGCGGCACTGTTCTTGTTGAAGGCAATTTAGCAGCTACAGAAACAGGCTCTGACACCTTTGCCGCATCTGGCACAGTGTTGGTGCAGGGTGCGCTGGCAGCAACAGAAGCTAACGACACCTTCGCTGCTATTGGTGATGTGCTGGTGCAGGGAGCGTTGTCAGCGTCTGAAACAGGCTCTGATGTCTTTGCTGCTAGCGGTAATGTCTTCACCTCTGGTGTATTTGCTGCTGTAGAAACTGGCGCAGATGTCTTTGCTGCTAGTGGCGCAGTATTGATCGAAGGCGCTCTGGCAGCGTCTGAAACAGGCGCTGATGTATTTGCTGCCAGCGGCGATGTCATTGTCTCAGGCAGCTTTGCAGCAACAGAAGCTAATGACACCTTTGCCGCTGTTGGCAACGTGCTGGTACAGGGTGCGTTGGCAGTATCAGAATCTGGTGCTGACGTCTTTGCTGCTACTGGTGATGTCATTGTTAGCGGCGCTCTGGCAGTGTCAGAGACAGGCAGCGATGTCTTTGCTGCTTCTGGCACGGTGTTGGTTGAAGGTGCTCTGACAGCGCTTGAAACAGGCTCTGACACTTTCGCTGCTGCTGGCTTCTTACCCATTACTGGCACCTTTGCCGTCACAGAGCAGCCTGATGTCTTTGGTGTCGTTCTTGTTGACTACGTTGACAGCGGATATGTCAACGACAACTATGTTGCACAGCCCCAAGGTGTTTCTGGTGATGTGCTGGTGCAGGGTGCGTTGTCGGTATCAGAGGCTGGTGCAGACACCTTTGCAGCTACATCACCAACAACCTACAGCGGTGCTTGCTATGGTGTTGGCATCTTTGGACAAGCCATCTATGGTAGCTGCAGCGTAACGCATAGACCTCAGTCTGAGGCAATGACAAGCGCTGTTGGCGCTGTCACTGTTACGGCTGATGCTAACGCAGAACCTGCCGGTGTTGCAGCTATAGCGTCTGTTGGTGTTCTCTCTATTGTTGCAGACGCTAATGTAAGCGTTGTCGGTGTTGAAGCAACAACAGAAATTGGCAGTGTTGTTGTTCTTGAGAATGAAGTTGTTGTTGTCTCCGGACTTGAGCTGACAACGAGTATTGGCACTGTTGTTGTCAACACCACTGCGTTTGATTTTGAAGCTGTAAAGAATAGCTTCGATAGAAACAGAGTTGTTTACGTCGAAGCAAAAACGCCTACAATTGCTAGATATGTCTATGTCGAGGTTCAGCCTAGAATGGTGTATATTGAACCAAAGCCAGCAGCAATTGATCGAAAAGTTGTTGTGGCAAGAGATGTTAGACAAGTGTACGTAAGTCGTGGTACAACAAGCAAAGAACGTACAGTAAATATATAGGAATGCAATATGTCGTATCGGTGGCCTAATAAGGACAAGGATGAACAACTCGACTACAGTGTCGATTGGTCACGCTGGCTAGGCGACGGTGTCACCATTAGTGTTGTCAATTGGTTTGTCGATGACTCTGCGGGAGTGAAGACAGCGTTTACGGCAGGAGGTGTTGTCAATGGGCTCCAGAATGTTGCTGTTACGCAAACCAGCACCATCGCCACTATCAATTTAGCGCTCGGCACCAACAACACCGAATATAAACTCCATTGTCGCATCACTGACAGCAGCGGGTCCATTGCAGAGCGCACCATAAAGCTTCGCATTAAGGAGCAATGATATGGCATACAACTACCTTGAACTCACTAACGCTCTGCTTCGTTCTTTGAACGAGGTGGAGTTGACGTCTGCCAATTTTCTTACCTCCAAAGGCTTTTACGCTCACGCTAAAGACGCTGTCAACAATGCTTTGCGTGACATCAATCAAGCAGGGCAGGAATGGCCTTTCAATCACGTAGAACAAACTGACATCTTGTCCGATGGTGTTAGCCGCTACGCTTTCCCGTCAGATGCTTCGAAGATTGATTTTGATAGCTTCCGAATCAAAGAAGACATCACATTCGGTAACGACACGGTGCGTCTTGAAGTTATTACCTATGATGACTATCTGAAGCACTATGTAGACTTAGAGTATTCGTCGGATAGTAGCAGGCTCAACGTGCCAACAAAAGTATGTCAAGCACCGAGCGATCAATATATTGTTATTCCTCCTCCGAAAGAAGACTACGAGCTTGTCTATGAATACTATCGTATTCCTGTAGACCTTATTAATGCTACAGATGTTCCTTTTGTTCCTGAGCGCTACAAGTATGTTGTTCTTGATGGTGCTAAATATCACGCATACATGTTCAGAAGCAATGAACAAGCTGCCAACATTGCTAAAGGAAAGTTTGACGAAGGCTTGAAGAGAATGCGAACTGTTCTCATTAACAAGTACGAATACATCACTTCAACATATATTCCGCAAGGAGCTATGTTTACTTCTGGACCGAGAACAGCCTAAATGGATAGGTGGCAAACATACCCTGTTGAATTTCGTGGCGGGTTGGTAACAAACCTGTCGCCTCTTCAACAGGGCATTCAAGAACCCGGCAGTGCCCGTGTGTTGCGTAACTATGAGCCATCTATTGATGGTGGATATAAGCGCATCTTAGGGTATCAGAAGTTTGATAATGCAGTGGTGCCATATTATGGCGGCGCTGTTGTTCAAGGTGGTGGACAAACAGGGACAACGCTAATACTCGCTGGTGTCACTGAAGCACCTGTTGCAGGAACTACCATCACCATTGGTGCCAACACCTACACCATTGCTGCTGGTGGTGTTAGCTATAACAGCACTCTGCAATCGTTGACGCTTACATTGACGTCAGCTTTGGTAACTAGCCCTGCTGATAAAGCTGCTGTCACCTTCATTAATAACAACAGCCTTATGTCTGGTGTTGCTGCATGGGATGGCTCTGTCATTGCTGTGAGAAGCAGCAATGTGTACAAAAGCACTGGCATTGGATATACACAGATCAATGTGCCTTCTTACGGCACTGTGTTGGTTAATGGTGGCTCTCAAACAGGCTCAACGCTTGCTGTTGACGGCTTGACAGGTGTACCACAAACTGGAGACACCTTCACCATTGCTGGTGTCAATCTGACATACATCATCACGGCAGTGCCCACTGTCACTTCTGGTGGAGCTACGTTGGCAATATCGCCTGCGCTTGCTAGCAGCCCTGCTGATAACGCTGCCATCACCTTCAGAAGCGCTAGATTCAATACAGGCACTAAGACTAGATTTGAGCGCTATCGCATCGGTTCTACAGAGAAAATCGTTGGCGTTAACGGTGTTAGCTTTCCATTCATTTACAACAACACCACTTTTAGCAAAGTTACGTCAACGGTTGATGTTGAAGGCGCTGAGTATGTAGCGTGGTTTAAGAATGCGTTGTTCTTTGCTAAAGGTGACGCTGTTTATTTCTCTGCTCCATTCTCTGATACAGACTTCACTCCTGCTAGTGGCGGTGGTGTCATCAATGTTGGTGGAAATATAACAGGACTAGTTGTATTTAGAGAACAGCTCATCATTTTCTGTGAACAAGCTATTAAGCGTATCACTGGTAACACTTCTGCTGATTATAATCTTCAGCCTATTACAGAAAAGATTGGATGCGTCTCTCCCGATTCTATTAGAGAAGTTGGTGGCGACATTATGTTCTTAGGCCCTGATGGGCTACGTCTTTTGTCTGCTACAGATCGTATTGGCGACTTCAGCTTGGCTTCTGTATCTAATAGGGTGCAGACAGAGCTAACACAACTTATCAGCAGCAGCACATTCTTTTCTTCTGTCACTGTCAAAGCTAAGAGTCAATATCGCCTGTTTGGATATTCTGCCAGCATTACTCCTGATAGTGCTAGAGGCATATTAGGAACACAGTTTTCTGACAGAGTTGAATGGGCAGAGCTTAGGGGTATTAAAGCTTATACAGCAGATAGCGACTACCATGATCGCGAAGAGCTTGTCATCTTCGCTAATAATGATGGATATGTCTATAAGCTTGAAGAAGGAAACACATTTAATGGCAGCAATATCAGGGCATCTTTCTATACGCCTTATTTGCCTATTAGTGATCCGCGAATTAGAAAAACCTTCTACAAGCTCTACACCTATGTAGACCCTCAAGGCAGTGTAAATATTACACTGAACATGAAGCTTGACTTCGATGACAAAGGTAGTGTACAACCGGAAGCCATTACGCTAACTAATGTTGCCAATAACATTGGCATCTATGGAAACGCATTGGCTACTTATGGCACTGCCACTTTTGGTGAGAAGCTGTTGAGAGTGTTTGAGTCTCAGACGATTGGAAGTGGATTCTCAGTGTCGTTGCAGTTTGAAAGCAACAGCAACGATCCTCCGTACAGCTTTGACGCTGTGACATTTGAATATGCCTCTCACGATAGGCGTTAAAGGAAAAGTACATGGCTGGCTATATTAGGCAAGACACAACAAACAACATTGCTGATGGCAACGTCATCAATGCTTCAGACTTTGACAATGAATATAACGCCATTGAAGCAGCGTTTAATGCAAGCACAGGGCATACGCATGACGGCACTTCTACTGAAGGCGCTCCCATCACTAAGATTGGGCCTACACAGGATGTTGTAGCCAGCGCGTCAGCGTTGACGCCTAAGACGGATAACACTGTTGATCTGGGTAGCTCTACGCTGGAGTATAAAGACCTATTCATTGACGGCACAGCCAACATTGACAGCCTTGTTGCTGACACTGCTGACATCAATGCTGGCACTATTGACGGTGTCACTATCGGCGGTGCTAGCGCTGGTGCAGGTACGTTTACGGCGCTGACAACATCGTCAACGGTGACGCTGAACGCGGGCACCGCCAACGGCGTCCTGTACCTCAACGGCAGCAAGGTGGCGACGAGCGGGAGTGCGCTGACGTTTGATGGGACGAATAATCTCTTGTTTGATGCGTCAGCAAGCAGCGATCAAGCAAACTTTAGAGTGCGGACAAACACTACTGGCGGTGTTTCTAACGCTTATTTTAATCTTAATGGAACAGACTATTTTCGTATTTCCACGGAGAGCACTCAAACAGGGTTGCGTAATCTGACAAACACGCCTTTGTATTTTAGCATTAACAACACCGAACAAATGCGCCTGACCTCCACAGGTCTGGAAGTCAAGCAATCTCAACTGATTGGGTATTCCTCATACGCGGGTATCGGCACGAACGGCCTTGCAGTGGCGGGCAATGTGGGGATTGGGACGAGTTCGCCTACGCAAAAACTTGATGTCGTTGGAAACATTCGCGGTAGTGGGAATTTGTTTGCTGGTTTTGGCAACGCCAACGCCTCTGTGCAAGTTTTGTCGTCTGTTTCTGCGGGTGGTGCAGGCAACTCAGAGTTGTATTTTGGAAACGCCACAAACTCTACGCAAGGGTACTTGTCGTACAGCCATTCAACCAATGCGCTGTTGTTTGGTACTAATACAACGACGCAAATGACCCTCAACTCCTCCGGCAACCTCGGCTTGGGGGTGCCGCCGAGTGCGTGGCGGTCTGGTGACCGTGCGCTTGATATTGGTTCCACAGCCTCTTTGGTTGACGCGCAAAGCGCCAACACACGCCTTTACAACAACACCTTTGTTGCAACAGGCGGAACCAATACATACAAGATTACAGCCGCAGCTTCGTATTACGACCAAGGGGGCGGCGCACATCGCTGGTTCACCGCCCCCTCCGGCACCGCAGGTAACGCGATCAGCTTCACGCAGGCGATGACGCTGGATGCTAGTGGGAATTTGCTGGTGGGGACGACGAGTAATACTGAAGGTGCCAAGCTAAATGTACAAAACGGCTACGTATTCGTTAAAGAGTCGGGAGGCGGCGATCTTTACATTCGTTCTGGTGTAGGCGCAGGGGTAGACCCGGCCATTCAAGTTGCCAGCAACGACCCGCTTCTTTTCTACACCAACAACACCGAACGCGCCCGCATCAC